AAACAGCCCAGTCGGGGGTAGTATTTCAGCTATCTTCTGGACAGAGGTAACGGCAGAGGGAGCAACCCATAAATCAACGGGTCCTTCCTGGCCAAAAACCAATGCGGGGGGCGCGAGCGCGACGCTTTTTTAGCGTCAGGTCGCGGACAAGGTTACCAGTCGGCCAGGTTACCGGCTCCGGTTACCACCCCCAGGCACAGTTACCACCCCACCAGAATCTTCATTCAACCAACCCGCCCGGCGGCAACGCTCGGCGGGTTTTGCTTTTGGGATTCCCACTTTGAACACGCTCAACGTCGAGTACCGCAAGGTCGAGGCGCTGATTCCCTACGCCCGCAATCCGCGCACGCACCATGATGCCCAGATCGCCAAGATCGCGGCCAGCATCGTCGAGTACGGCTGGACGAACCCGATCCTGGTCGACGGCGACAACGGCATCATTGCCGGGCATGGGCGTCTGGCCGCCGCTCGCAAGCTGGGGCTGGATCAGGTGCCGGTGATCGAACTGGCCCATCTAACCGTCGCGCAGAAGCGGGCACTCGTGATCGCCGACAACCGGCTGGCACTGGATGCGGGCTGGGACGAAGAAATGCTCGCCCTGGAACTGGCTGAACTGTCCGACGCGGGATACGACCTCGCTCTGACCGGCTTCGAGGAAGCCGAGATCGAGGCACTGCTCACCGGCGCGGTGGCCGTCGCGGATGATGAATCAGAGTCTGAAGCCGACGAGTCTGACGCGGCTGACGACGTGCCAGAAGCACCCGTCGTGGCGGTTTCCCGCCCCGGCGATGTCTGGGCCATCGGCGCGCACCGCCTGATCTGTGGCGACGCCACCGACCGGGACGTGATCGCTGCACTGATGCAGGGTGAAGTCTCTCGCCTGTGCTTCACCTCGCCTCCCTACGGCAACCAGCGCGACTACACCTCTGGTGGCATCGCCGACTGGGATGGCCTGATGCGTGGCGTGTTCGCGCACCTGCCGATGGCAGGCGACGGTCAGGTGCTGGTCAACCTGGGCCTGATCCACCGCGACAACGAGGTGATCCCGTATTGGGACGGCTGGTTATCCTGGATGCGTCAACAAGGTTGGCGGCGCTTCGCGTGGTACGTCTGGGATCAGGGGCCAGGGATGCCCGGCGACTGGGCAGGCCGCTTCGCGCCGAGCTTCGAGTTCGTCTTTCACTTCAACCGGGAGAGCCGCAAGCCCAACAAGATCGTCCCCTGCAAGCATGCGGGCCAGGAGTCCCACCTGCGTGCCGACGGGTCGTCCACCGCGATGCGTGGTAAGGATGGCGAAGTGGGTGGCTGGACGCACAAGGGGTTGCCGACGCAAGACACCCGCATCCCCGACTCTGTGATCCGCGTGATGCGCCACAAGGGCAAGATCGGTCAGGACATCGATCACCCAGCCGTGTTCCCGGTGGCGCTGCCGGAATTCGTGATCGAGGCTTACACGGACGCGGGCGACGTCGTGTTCGAGCCCTTCGGCGGCAGCGGCACGACGATGCTGGCCGCCGAGCGCACCGGTCGGATCTGCCGTAGTGTGGAGATCGCCCCGGAATACGTTGACGTGGCCATCAAGCGCTTCCAGCAGAACCACCCTGGCGTGCCGGTCACCTTGATCGAGAACGGTGGTATCGCGTCGGGTCAGTCCTTCGATCAGGTCGCTGCGGAGCGCGTCACCACTCTGGATGCCGAGGCGATGGCATGAACTGGCTGGCCGACAAGATCGAACAGTGGCCGACCGCCAAGCTGCTGCCCTACGCTCGTAACGCGCGCACCCATTCCGAAGATCAGGTGGCGCAGATCGCTGCCAGCATCGCGGAGTTTGGATTTACTAATCCGATCCTTGCGGGCAGCGACGGCATCATCGTCGCTGGCCACGGTCGTCTCGCCGCCGCCCAGAAGCTGGGTCTGGAACGGGTACCGGTGGTCGTGCTCGATCACCTGACGCCGACCCAGCGCCGGGCCCTGGTCATTGCGGACAACCGCATCGCTGAGAACGCGGGCTGGGACGATGCGATGCTGAGGATCGAACTGGAAGCCTTGCAACTCGAAGGCTTCGATCTGGACATCACCGGATTTGACGCCGACGCGCTGGCCGAACTGATCGCGGGTGACGAGCCGGACAACGAGGGCCAGACCGATCAGGATGAGGTGCCCGAGTTCAGCGAGACACCCATCTCGCGTCCGGGCGATGTCTGGATCATGGGCCAGCACCGACTGCTGTGCGGCGACTCGACCGTGGCCGAGAGCTACGACTGGCTGATGCAGGGCGACGTGGCGGACATGGTCTTCACCGACCCGCCGTACAACGTGAACTACGCCAACAGCGCCAAGGACAAGATGCGCGGCAAGGATCGCGCGATCCTGAACGACAACCTGGGTGACGGCTTCTACGACTTCCTGCTGGCAGCGCTGACGCCCACCGTGGCTCACTGCCGGGGCGGTATTTACGTGGCGATGTCCTCCAGCGAACTGGATGTGCTACAGGCTGCCTTCCGCGCCGCCGGTGGCAAGTGGTCGACCTTCATCATCTGGGCCAAGAACACCTTCACACTGGGACGCGCCGACTATCAGCGCCAGTACGAGCCGATCCTCTACGGATGGCCCGAGGGGGCGACACGCCACTGGTGTGGTGACCGCGACCAGGGGGATGTCTGGAACATCAAGAAGCCGCAGAAGAACGACTTGCACCCGACGATGAAGCCGGTGGAGTTGGTCGAGCGCGCGATCCGCAATTCGAGCCGCCCTGGCAACGTGGTGCTCGATCCCTTCGGTGGCTCTGGCACGACGCTGATCGCAGCGGAAAAGTCAGGGCGCGTTGCGCGGCTGATCGAACTCGATCCGAAGTACGTGGATGTGATCGTGCGCCGGTGGGAAGAGTTCACCGGGAAGCAGGCCACCCGCGAGGCGGATGGCGCGTTGCTTGATCAGGCGACCAGCGATTCCTCGACGATCTCGCAGTGAATCACAAAGCCCGTCAGGTATGGCAGGCCGCGCGGGATGCCGTATTGCTTGCTGGTTTGGCGGCCAATCGTCCAGCCCATCCAGCGCCCCGTGGCTGCGTTGATCGCGTCCGCCAGGGCCTTGCCCTCGTAAAGCCCGTTCTGGACGTCGTCGGCAAAGTGGCGACCGTGGCGGCTGTCAAGGAAGGCCCGCACCGATTCGAGCGGCTGGCTGGTGGCGCCCGAGATGGCGGTCATCGCCAGGGGCCAGGCGGCTTCGGCGTGCTCGCCCAGGGTGCCAAAGAACCCGAAGTCGGTGATGGTCGGGGCGGGAATCTGGGTGGTGGTGTTCATCTTGGGCTCCTGGTGGTTGATCGTTGCGACACCCGTAGTAACGCGCTTCGGGCGATGGAAGCCAAGCGCCTGTTCGATCTTTTTTGCGCTTGGCCCCGGAGCCCCTTATTCGGCCATCGTGTCGGCGCGCACCAGTTCCGCCTGGGCGCTGGCGATCAGGTCCAGGCGCAGGTTCGGGGTGATGTTGCAGGCGAGCTCGTTCAGGGTCCAGTTCATCACATCGGCTTTGTCGCGCAGCGACTCAGCCTCCTCGAAGCGGCTGGTGTAGCGATCCAGTTCGCGCAAGGCCCGTTCCAGGGTGGACCGGGCTTGAGCCAGGGCCTCGCGGGCGCGGTGTTCGGCGTGCAGGGCTTGAAATTCGCGGGGGGTGTTCATGGTTTGCTGCTCCTTCGGGTTGATCGTTGAGACACCCGTAGTAACGCGCTGTTCGATTGAGAAGCCAAGCGCCACTTGGCCTCTTCCTCGATCTTTCTGATCAGGCGATGCGGTACACCCGCTCGCCGCCCTGCGGTTTGTCCGACACGATGGTCAGGCCCAGCTTCTTCTTGAAAGCCCCGGCGAAGGTGCCGCGCACCGTGTGCGCCTGCCAGCCGGTGGCGGTGCAGATCTGGCCGATGGTTGCGCCTTCGGGGCGTTGCAGCATCCGGATCACTTCGGCTTGCTTGCTGTTGTCGCGGGTGCGCGGCTTGGCCTGCGCCGGTGCTTGCGTCCACGTCGCTTCGGCGGTGGCCACAGCGTGCTCCAGTTCAGCATCGACTTCCGGTATCGGCGGGGTGACGTCCGGGCGTTTCATGCCCAGGGCGTCGTAGCCCTCGGCGGCGACGAACCAGTCGGTGCCGTCGGTGGTGATCAGGGCACGGTTGAACATCCCGTCGAGCACTTTCTTGCGCGCGCCGCCCTTGATGTTGTCGGGGAACCAGTCGATCTTGCCGCCGCTGGTGTTGATGGCCTTGGCCAGGATGGCGTGCTGGGCCGGGGTCAGGTTGGTGGTGGTCATGGGCTGCTCCTTCGGGGGTGGTGGATGACGATGTGATGAACGCGCTGTCCGGGACTGAAGCCAAGCGCTTTCTGCTTGGCTTGGCGGCTTTCCCGTCAGTCCTTGGCGATTTCAGCTTCCGCGGCCTTCGGGCTCGATGCGGCAAATTCGACGCCCGCCTTGAAGGCCGCTTCCAACGCGTCCTTGAGGCACCACACCGCCGTGTCGTGGAAGTCGAGGCTGTCGGCGTTGCGGGTCTGCAGGGTTTCGATGCCGAGATGCTTCTGGGCGATGAGGGTGAGGATGGTGTCGATCTGGCTCATGGCGTTTTCCTTTCGGGGTTGGTTGGCGTGACGTGATGAACGCGCTGTTCCCGATGGAAGCCAAGCTCAATCTGCGGACATGACGAACAAATGATTGAAGGTGACGATGGGACTTTCCATTCGCGCCTACGCGCGCCACCGTGGCGTGTCGCACGTGGCCGTGAAGAAGGCCATCGACACCGGGCGGATCACACCGCTGCCAGACGGCACGATTGATCCGGATACCGCCGACGCGCAGTGGGCACAAAACACATTGCAACCCCGCAAGGCAGCAGCGCCGGAGAAGGTCAGCCCCGCGAAGGCGCGCGTACTGCCTGAGCGAGAGGTGCCCGAACCCGGCACCCCACCGTTGTCGACGGGCGGGACATCGCTGCTACAGGCACGCACCGTCAACGAAGTGCTCAAAGCCCAGCTCAATAAGGTGGAGCTGGCGCACCGCAAGAAGGAGCTGGTGGATCGGGCGCAGGCTGTGGCCCACGTGTTCAAACTTGCGCGCATCGAGCGCGACGCGTGGTTGAACTGGCCCGCGCGTATCTCCGGGCAGATGGCATCCACGCTCGGTGTCGATGCGCACCAGATGCACGTGGCCCTGGAGGCTGCCGTGCGCGAGCACCTGATTGAGCTGGGCGAGCTGCGCCCGCGCGTGGATTGATGACGATGGACTACGAAGGCGCGCAGGAGATCGAACGGGCGTGGCGCGACGGGCTTACTCCCGACCCGCTGCTCACGGTATCGGAATGGTCAGATCGCCACCGGATGCTCTCCAGCAAGGCGTCTGCCGAGCCGGGGCGCTGGCGTACCAGCCGCACGCCGTACCTCAAGGCCATCATGGATTGCCTGTCGCCGACCTCGCCGGTCGAGCGTGTGGTGTTCATGAAGGCAGCGCAGCTCGGTGCGACCGAGATGGGGTCGAACTGGATCGGCTATGTCATCCACCACGCGCCGGGGCCGATGATGGCGGTGTGGCCGACAGTGGAGATGGCCAAGCGCAACTCCAAGCAGCGGATCGATCCGCTGATCGAGGAGTCGTCCGCACTGGCTGAACTGATTGCACCGGCGCGCAGCCGGGATTCCGGCAACACCATCCTGGCCAAGGAGTTCCGGGGTGGCGTGCTGGTGATGACCGGGGCCAACAGCGCGGTCGGCCTGCGCTCGATGCCGGTGCGGTATCTGTTCCTCGACGAGGTCGACGGCTATCCGTTGGACGTCGAGGGTGAAGGGGATGCGATCTCGCTGGCCGAGGCGCGTACACGCACCTTCGCGCGGCGCAAGATCTTCATCGTCTCGACGCCGACGATCTCAGGGGCATCGGCTATCGAGCGCGAGTACGAGGCCAGTGACCAACGTCGCTACTTCGTGCCGTGTCCGCATTGCTCCCACCGTCAGTGGCTGCGTTTCGAGCAGCTGCGTTGGGACAAAGGGCAACCGGAGACCGCTGCCTACATCTGCGAGTCATGTGACACCGCGATTGCCGAGCACCACAAGACATGGATGCTGGAGCACGGCGAGTGGCGCGCGATGATCACCGATGGCACGGGCAAGACGGCAGGCTTCCACCTGTCGTCGCTATACAGCCCGGTGGGCTGGCGTTCGTGGCGGGAGATCGCCGCTGCGTGGGAAGCCGCCGTCAGTAAAGAGTCGGGATCGGCCGCCGCCATCAAGACCTTCAAGAACACCGAGCTGGGTGAAACCTGGGTCGAGGAAGGCGAAGCACCGGACTGGCAACGACTGGTCGAGCGCCGAGAGGACTACCGCGTCGGCAGCGTGCCGCAAGGTGGTCTGCTCTTGGTCGGCGCGGCCGACGTACAGAAGGATCGCATCGAGGCCTCGATCTGGGCCTTTGGGCGCGGCAAGGAGTCCTGGCTCATCGAGCACCGAGTCCTGATGGGCGATACCGCACGGGACGCGGTGTGGAAGGCGCTGGCCGCGATGCTGGCCGAGAACTGGACGCACGCCTCGGGGGTGGCGATGCCACTGGCGCGCTTCGCGCTGGACACCGGCTTTGCCACGCAGGAGGCTTACGCCTTCGTGCGAGCCTGCCACGATCCGCGCGTGATGGCGGTCAAGGGCGTGCCGCGCGGTGCCGCACTGATTGGCACACCGACAGCCATCGATGTGTCGCAGGGTGGCAAGAAACTGCGCCGAGGCATCAAGGTGTTCACGGTGGCGGTTGGGATCGCCAAGCTGGAGTTCTACAACAACCTGCGCAAGAGCGCGGATGTGGGCGAGGACGGCTCGACCCCGGTGTTTCCAGCCGGGTTCGTCCATTTGCCCAAGATCGACGCCGAGTTCATCCAGCAGCTCTGCGCCGAGCAACTGATCACGCGCCGCGACCGCAACGGATTCCCGGTGCGCGAATGGCAAAAGATGCGAGAGCGCAACGAAGCGCTCGACTGCTACGTCTACGCCCGCGCCGCCGCATCGGCGGCGGGACTGGACCGCTTCGAGGATCGCCACTGGCGGGAGTTGGAGCGTCAACTTGGGGTAGCGCCCCCACCGGATGCGCCACCGCCCATTCACGACATCGAATTGAACGAGGCCACCCCCAGCGGTGGCCTCGCTGCTTCTGGAACCCGCAATACCGGTCGACGCGTCATCCGAAGCCGTTGGCTTCGCTGATGGCCGTCGCCTTCAAACCAAGGAGAACAAATGAGTCTTGCCACCCGTATCGAGAGCCTGGTCATCCGGGTCGCCCAGGAGTTCAACGACGTCCGGGCGACGGCGGGAAACCTAGCCAGCCTGTCCACCACCGACAAGTCGAGTCTGGTCGCGGCGATCAACGAACTGAAGGCGGCGGTTCTCTCCGCAACCGCCATCGACGACAACCAGATCGCCACCTCAACCACCTACTCGTCGAACAAGATCGTGTCGCTGCTCGACGCGCTCAAGGCCGACATCCTCGGTGGAGCAGACGCCGCCTACGACACCCTGGTGGAGATCCAGCAGTTGCTGCAGAACGGCACTACGGGCCTGGACGCGCTCCTCGCTGCCGTCAATCTGCGGGTGCGGTACGACGCGGCGCAAACCCTGACCGTTGCCGAGCAACTTCAGGCGCGCACCAACATTGGCGCGGTTGCGGCCGTCGATGTTGGCAACACCGACACGGACTTCGTCGTGATCTTCGACGGGGCGCTGGCCTGATGAGCCTCGCGTCCAGCATCGCCGCCCTGGCTGCGCGCATCGGCTTCGAGGTCAAGACCAAGATCGACGCCACGCACCCTGGACTTGCTCGAGTGTGGGTGAGCTTTGGCTACGTGGGCGGTCAGATCGTGATCGGCAGCGCGCACAACGTGGCCAGCGTCGTGCGTACAGCGGCGGGCCGCTACCGCGTGCATTTTGCGCTGGCGATGCCGGATGCGAACTACTGCTGGACGGCGCTCGCACGCAGCAGCAGCAACAGCGGCCAGCAGCGTGTGGCTGTCGTTCGCGCCAGTTCCGACCTGAAAACCGCCCAGTACGTCGACATCTCCTGCGCGACGACAGCAACGTCGTTCGACGACTCCTCCGAAATCAATCTCGTGGTGTACCGCTGATGGCCTACACAGAAACCCAGCTCCAGGCCTTGGAGAGCGCGCTCGCCAAGGGCGAACGGCGGGTGACCTTTGCCGACAAGACGGTCGAGTACCGCTCGGTCGACGAACTGATGGCCGCGATCCGTGAGGTCAGGCGTGGACTGCTGCTGCAGGCGGCTGAGACTGGGCTGCTGCCCGGTGCGCCACGCCAGATCCGCGTTACCACGCGCAAGGGGTTCTGAAATGGCGTGGTTCTCCCAAACGGTGCGCCGGTTGTTCGGTGCTTCGCCGGTACACGAAGCCGCAGGTCGTGGCCGTCGCTCGCTGGCTTGGATGCCCGGCAACCCGGGCGCGGTCGCCGCGATGCTGGCGACCAACGCCGAACTGCGCGGTAAGAGCCGGGACCTCGTTCGGCGCAATGCCTGGGCGCAGGCCGGTATCGAAGCCTTCGTAGCCAATGCGGTCGGCACCGGCATCAAGCCGCAAAGCCTGTCTGGCGACGAACGGTTCAAGGCCGAGGTGCAGGCACTGTGGCGCGATTGGGTCGAGGAAGCCGACGCGGCCGGACAGACCGACTTCTATGGCCTGCAGGCCCTGGCGTGTCGGGCGATGCTCGAAGGTGGCGAATGTCTGATCCGACTGCGGCCACGCCGTCCGGAGGATGGCCTGTCGGTGCCCCTGCAGCTCCAGTTGCTAGAGCCCGAGCACCTGCCCATCAACCTGAACACCGATCTGCCGTCCGGCAACGTCGTGCGCTCCGGCATCGAGTTCGACAACCTTGGGCGGCGCGTTGCCTACCACCTGTACCGCTCGCACCCGGAGGACGGGCGTTTGGCCCCGATGTCGGGCCAGGGCGGGATGGACACGGTGCGCATCGATGCCAAGGAGATCATTCACCTGTTCCGCGTGCTGCGCCCAGGCCAGATCCGGGGCGAGCCGTGGCTGTCGCGGGCCCTGGTCAAGCTCAACGAGCTCGACCAGTACGACGACGCTGAGCTGGTGCGCAAGAAGACCGCCGCGATGTTCGCGGGTTTCGTCACGCGCGCCAACCCAGAGGACAACCTGATGGGCGAAGGTGCAGCGGACGCCGACGGGATTGCGCTTGCCGGACTGGAGCCGGGCACGCTGCAGATCCTGGAGCCGGGCGAGGACATCAAGTTCTCCGATCCGGCTGACGTTGGCGGTTCGTACTCCGAATTCCTGCGCACCCAGTTCCGCGCGGTTGCCGCCGCCATTGGTATCACCTACGAGCAGTTGACCGGCGATCTGACCGGCGTGAACTACTCGTCCATCCGAGCCGGGATGCTGGAGTTCCGGCGTCGTTGCGAGATGGTGCAGCACGGGGTGCTCGTGCATCAGATGTGCCGCCCGGTTTGGGCGGCCTGGATGAAGCAGGCTGTGCTCGCCGGGGCCCTGGATGCCCCGGGCTTCGCTCGAGGCGGGCCAGCCCGTCGTCGCCAGTACCTCGCGGTGAAGTGGATTCCCCAGGGCTGGCAGTGGGTCGATCCCGAGAAGGAATTCAAGGCGATGTTGCTGGCGATCCGCGCTGGCTTGATGTCGCGCTCGGAAGCCATCTCGGCCTTCGGCTACGACGCAGAAGACGTCGACCGGGAGATCGCCGCCGATAACCAGCGCGCCGACGACCTCGGCCTGATTTTCGATTCCGACGCTCGCTACACGTCGAAGGACGGCGGCAGCGCGGAACCCAACCGCAACGCCGCCGACGCATCCGGCAGCAATTCGACTGCCTGAAGGACTTCCCATGACCTTGCTGCCGCATCTGGCGGCGCGCCTCTTTGGCGTGCCGCTGGCCATCCATCGCCCGAAACTTGACGTGATCCTGGCCGTGCTCGGCCCCCGGGTCGGTCTTTCCGATCTGGCTGCCGCCCCCGGCTACACGCCGCCGACACGTGCGATGTCCGGGTCGCCGCCCGGTGTGGCCGTCATCCCCATCCACGGCACGCTGGTGCGCCGCACCGTGGGGCTGGAGGCCGAGTCGGGGCTGACCAGTTACGCGGGGCTCGCCGCGCAACTGGATGCTGCCATCGGCAATCCGGAGGTGTCGGCCATCCTGCTCGACATCGATTCGCCGGGTGGCGAGTCGGGTGGTGTGTTCGATCTGGCCGACCGCATCCGCGCGGCGAGCCAGATCAAGCCGGTCTGGGCCGTGGCCAATGACATGGCCTTCTCAGCCGCCTACGCGCTGGCGTCCGCCGCCAGCCGGGTGTTCGTCTCGCGCACCGGCGGTGTCGGCTCGATTGGCGTGATTGCGATGCACGTCGACCAGTCCGAGAAGGATGCGCAGGACGGCGTTCACTACACCGCCGTGTTCGCGGGCGACCGCAAAAACGATCTCAACCCGCACGAGCCGATCTCCAGCGAAGCCCACGCCTTTTTGAAAGCTGAGGTCAATCGCATCTACGGCCTGTTCGTCGAGACGGTGGCTCGTCACCGGGGCATTGAGACATCCGCCGTGCGCGACACCGAGGCCGGACTGTTCTTCGGGCAGGCGGCCGTCGCCATGGGTCTTGCCGACGCCGTCGGCACTTTCGACGACGCGCTCGCGCAACTGCTCGCATCCCTTTCCCCCAACCCGACTCCGGTGGCCGTGGCCGCGCGGGCGGGCTTTTTCAGCAACCACCCCAAGGAGTCATTGATGAATGATCGAACCGACCCCGCTGCTCTTGATCGGCCTCTTGCTGATCCTGCTGGCAGTCCTCCTCAATCGCCCGCCGCCACGTTGACCGTGGCCGATGCCGTCGAAATCGCGCAGACCTGCCAGCTTGCTGGCCGCGCCGATCTGATCGCAGGTTTTCTCGAGGCCAACACCGCACCCGCAACGGTGCGCAGCCAACTGCTTTCGGCCAAGGCCGAAGCCAGCCCCGAGATCGTCAGCCGCATCGCACCTGACGCCTCTCGCCCCGCATCCGCCAATCCACTGCTCGAAGCCGCCCGGAACCTTGCGGCGCAGTCGTCCGCACTGAAGAAGGAGATCTGACATGCCGACCGTCTTTACCGAGGCCATGAACCTGGGCGACCTGCTCAAGTTTGAAGCGCCCAACCTGTACTCGCGTGACCGCGTCACCGTGGCCGCAGGCCAGAACCTGCCGCTGGGTACGGTGCTCGGCATCGTGACCGCCAGTGGAAAGTACAAGCAGATCGACCCGTCCGCTGAGGACGGCTCGCAGGTCGCCGCAGGCGTGCTGCTGCAGAACTGCGACGCCACGTTGGCCGACCGTGACAACGGCCTCGTCGTCGCGCGTCACGCCATCGTTTCCGACCACGCACTGCAGTGGCCCGAAGCCATCACCGCTGCCGAGAAGGCGTCGGCCATTGCCCAGCTCAAGGCGCTGGGCGTCCTCGTCCGTCAAGGAGTCTGACCATGCAGAACATCTTCGAGAACCCGGCGTTTTCGATGTCGGCGCTGACCGCCGCCATCAACATCCTGCCCAACAACTACGACCGTCTGGCCCAGATGGGGTTGTTCGTCGACCGCCCGCAGCGTTTCCGCTCGATCATCGTCGAGAAGCAAAACAACGTGCTGACCCTGCTGCCGACGATGCCTGTGGGCTCGCCCGGCACCGTCGGTGTGCGCGGACAGCGCAACGTGCGCTCGTTCCACATTCCGCACATTCCACATGATGACGTGGTGCTGCCCGAGGAGGTCCAGGGCATCCGCGCCTTCGGCTCGGAGACGGAACTGCAGACGGTGGCGGGCGTGATGGCGCAGCACCTGCAGACGATGCGCAACAAGCACGCGATCACCCTGGAGCACCTGCGCTTTGGCGCGCTCAAGGGGTTGATCCTCGATGCTGACGGCAGCGTGATCTACAACCTGTACGACGAGTTTGGCATCACCCCGCAGACCTTCGCGTGGGACATCGCTGCGCACGACAGCGCTTTCGATGTCGGCAAAGCCTGCCGTGAGCTCCTGCGTTACGTCGAGGACAACCTGCAGGGTGAGCGGATGACCGGCGTCCACGTCCTGGTCGGCAAGGACTTCTTCGAAGCGCTCACGACGCACGACGACGTCATCGCGGCCTACGAACGCTGGCAGGACGGCTTGGCGCTGCGTTCGGACATGCGCTCGGGCTTCACCTTCTGCGGCATCACCTTCGAGGAGCATCGCGGTCGTGCGACTGCGCCCGGTGGCACCGTGCGCCGCTTCGTCGAGGAGGACGAGGGGCACGCCTTCCCGCTGGGCACGATGGACACCTTCGCCACGTACTACGCACCTGCCGACTTCAACGAGACGGCCAACACGATGGCGCTGCCGCTGTACGCGAAGCAGGAGCCCCGCAAGTTCGACCGGGGCACCGATTTGCACACGCAAGCCAACCCGCTACCGCTGTGCCACCGACCGCAGCTGCTGGTGAAGCTGGAGATCGCGTGATGGGCCTCGTCGAACAGGTCTATGCAGCCGCTTTGAACGCGGGCCTGCTGCACGATTGCCATTGGCAGCCTGCCGATGGCTCGCCGATGCAGACGCACGCGGTCGGCTTCGCCGCGCCGGACGACACCGTGTTCGACGGGATGGCCTCGACCACCGACCACCAGATGTCGTATCCGGCGTCGGTGTTTATGGGTCTGGCCCCACGCGACACGGTGGAGATTGGCAGCGTGATCTATCAGGTGCGCGACATCCGGGCCGTGGGCGACGGCTCGGAAATGCGCGCCAAGCTCACAAGGCTCTGACCCGTGTCCGGCAACTCGATCCGCGAACAGATTCTGCTCGCGGTGATGGCGGTCGTCCGCACGCCGGTGGAATCGCTCGGGGCCACGCTGCACCGCTCGCCCACGGTGGCCATCAGCCGGGAGCAGTGCCCTGCGCTGGTGGTGTTCCCCGAGTCCGAATCCATCACCGAACGCGCCAACGACCGTGTCACGCGTGAACTGATCGTGCGCCTCGTCGCGCTGGCCCGCGCGGTACCTCCCGCGACTCCGGAGACAGAAGCCGACCGGCTGCTCACTGCTGCCCACGCCGCGCTGCTGGCCGACCGGAACCTGGGCGGCTTGAGCCTTGGCATCCGCGAGCAGGAATGCGAATGGGACGTCGAGGACGCCGATGCGGTGGCCGCCGCTATTCCCGCGCGCTACGCGATCACCTACCGGACGCTCGACACCGACCTTTCAGCCAAGGGATGACACCCATGACATCACTCGTTTTGATCCGCCCACACACCCACGCGGGCAAGCCGCTGCAGCCGGGCGAACGGCTCGATGTGGATGGCAGCACCGCCGACTGGCTCATCGCCAACGGCATCGCCCGCCACGACCGCCAGCCCGTACCCGAGCCCCAGCCGCAAGGCGACGGCACACCCATTGAGCCCATCCGACCCATCACCACCCAACGCAAGGAATCCAAATCATGAGCACCTACGCCAGTTTTCAGGGCCGCGTCTTCCTCGGCAAGCGCGACGAATCCGGCCTGCCCATCGAAGTGCGCTCGCCCGGCAACGTCGCCGAGCTCAAGCTCTCGCTCAAGACCGACGTGCTGGAGCATTACGAGAGCCAGACCGGCCAGCGCTCGCTCGACCACCGGATGGTCAAGCAAAAGTCGGCCACCGTGAATCTCACCATTGAGGAATTCACCAAGGAAAACCTCGCGCTGGCGCTGTACGGCAACCACATCACCGGCAGCACAGGCACTGTGACCGCCGAAACCATCGGCGGCGCTGCTCCGGTGGTCGGCGACCGCTACTTCTTCGCCCATCCCAAGGTGTCGGCGCTGGTGGTGACCGACTCGGCGGGCACGCCCGCAACGTTGACCGCAGGCACGCACTACACCGCCGACACCGATTTCGGTGCCCTCCAGTTTCTGGATATCACCGGCTTCACCGCGCCGTTCAAGGCCGCCTACAGCTACGGCGTCGCCACCGAGATCGGCATCTTCACGCAGGCGCTGCCCGAGCGCTACCTGCGCCTGGAAGGCATCAACACCGCGCAGGGCAACGCCAAGGTGCTGGTCGAGCTGTACCGCGTGGCCTTCGATCCCTTGAAGGAAATCTCCTTCATCTCGGACGAGTACAACAAGTTCGAACTGGAAGGATCGCTCCTGGCCGACACCACCAAGCCCTATGACGCGGTGCTTGGCCAGTTCGGCCGCATCGTGCAACTGTGATGGGGACTGCCATGAGCGATCTGGAAACTCTCATCCCGCAAGCAGTGGAGCTAGTCATCGACGGGGAGCCGTTGGCCATCAAGCCACTCAAGGTCGGCCAGATGCCCGCCTTCCTGCGCGCGATCACGCCGGTGATGCAGCAGATCGGCGGCGATGGTATCGACTGGCTGGCACTGTTCGGCGAGCGCGGCGACGACCTGCTGACGGCAGTGTCCATCGCCGTCGGCAAGCCCCGCGCGTGGGTCGACGCACTCGATGCCGACCAGGCCATCTTGTTGGCGGCCAAGGTGCTTGAGGTCAACGCCGATTTTTTTACCCGGACGGTGGTGCCTCGGCTCGACGGGTTGATCGCGCAGACGAGCGCGGCGGTGGCAGTGACCACGACTGGTTCGACACCGTCCAGCACCTGATCGAGCGCGGCCACCGGTTGCCCGACATCCTCGACTACACCCTGGCGCAGGTGCGTGGCTTCGCCGCCGCAACCGCGCGTGAGGACGCCGCACGCGATGCCCGGCTGCTCTCGCTGATCGCCATCGGCGCACGCGGCGACTCGCGTCACCTCGACCAGACCTTAGACAAACTCCAAAACCATGCGCATCTCGGTTCGCATCGATAGCAAGGCCGCGCAAGCGCAGTTGCGCCGCTGGGGCGGCGAGTTCCGCGAGAAGGTCCAGAAGGTAGTCGCGCGCGGCATCGCCAGTGAGGCCGCCGAACTCAAGCAGGACGTGCGCAGCCACGTCGCGGGCCAGATGACGGTGGTCAAGAAGTCCTTCGTCAAGGGCTTCACTGCCAAGGTGCTCGACAAGGACAAGAACCGGCTGCCTGCGCTCTACGTCGGCTCGCGCATCCCGTGGTCGGGCATCCACGAACGTGGCGGCTCTATTTCCGGCCGGATGCTGATCCCTCTGAACGGTCGTGTCGGTCGCAAACGCTTCAAGGCTCAGATCGCCGAGTTGATGCGCGGTGGGAACGCCTACTTCATCAAGAACGCCAAGGGGAACATCGTGCTGATGGCCGAGAACATCAAGGAATACGACCGGCCACTGTCGGGCTTCAAGCGCCGCTACCGCAAGGCCGAGGGCATCAAGCGGCTCAAACGTGGCGCGGATGTACCCATCGCCGTGCTGGTGCCCCGGGTGCAGCTCAAGAAGCGACTGAACGTCGAACGCATTGTCGCCGGTCGGATTCCGCGCCTCTCCGCACGGATCGAGAAGCAGTTGCGGCTGGTGGACTGAAATGGCAAACCGCATTTCCATCCTTGTTGCGCTCGAAGGCGCTGACGAGGGGCTCAAACGCGCCATCAATTCGGCCGAGCGCAGTCTTGGCGAGTTTGGCGCGAACGCCAAGACCGCAGGCGATAAAGCTGCCGCCGGGATGGCCGAGGTCAAGGCCGGAATGAGCGCATTTGGCGATCAGGTCGCCAAGGCCAAGACGCAGTTGCTGGCTTTCCTCACCATCAACTGGGCCAGTGGCAAGGTGCAGGAGATCGTCCAGATCGCCGACGCCTGGAACATGATGTCTGCGCGGCTCAAGCTCGCCACCGCTGGCAGCCGCGAGTACACGGTCGCGCAGAAGGAACTGTTCGCCATCTCGCAGCGCATCGGCGTCCCGATCCAGGAGACCGCTACGCTTTACGGCAAGCTGCAACAGGCTGTGCGGATGCTGGGCGGAGAGCAGCAGGATGCCCTCTCGCTCACCGAAAGCATCTCGCAAGCACTGCGTATCTCAGGTGCATCGGCCACCGAGGCGCAGTCGTCCCTGCTGCAGTTCGGGCAGGCCCTGGCCTCGGGCGTGCTGCGCGGCGAGGAATTCAACTCTGTCGTCGAAAACAGCCCACGTCTGGCCAAGGCACTGGCCGACGGCCTGAACGTGCCCATCGGACGGCTGCGCAAGCTCGCCGAGGAAGGCCGCCTGACCGCCGACGTGGTGGTCAACGCGCTGATGAGCCAGAAGGACAAGCTGGCCGCCGAGTACGCGCAACTGCCGATGACCGTCAGCCAGGCCTTCACGCGTCTGTCGAACGCCTTCGGACAGTGGGTCAGCAAGCTCGATGAATCGACCGGCTTCACCAAGAAGCTCGCCGAGGCCCTGACGTGGCTGTCGGAGAACCTGGACACGGTGATGAAGTGGCTGGGCCGCATCGCCGAGGTCGGCCTCGCGGTGCTGGTCTACCGCCTAATCCCGGCGCTGATCATCGCGTGGCAGACGGCAGGTGCGGCGGCGGTGACGGCGGCCAGCACCACGGCGGCCGCCTGGGCAACGGCCAATCTATCGTTGTCGAACGCCATCGCCACGGTGGGCAAGCTTCGCGTGGCGTTCGGGGTGCTCGGCGCGGCCATCATCGGCTGGGAGATTGGGACGTGGCTGTCGGAGAAGTTCGAGATCGTTCGCAAGGCGGGCGTTTTCATGGTCGAGGTGCTGATGAAGGGCATCGAGCACCTGCGCTTCCAGTGGGAGGTGTTCGCCGCCATCTTCACGTCCGACACCATCGCTGAAGCCACCAAGCGCCACGAACAGCGGCTCGCGGAGATGAATCGCATCTTCGCCGAGATGTACGCCGACGCCACCGAAGGTGCGAACGCAGCCAAAGGCGCGATGAACACCGCTGCGACCGCTGCCGAGGAAATCGCCAAGCGGCTCGAAGCCGTGCGACAGGGCACGCAGGAAGCGGTCGGGCGTGGCATCGAGGCGGTGCACGCCGCGCTGGAAAAGCTCAAGTCCCGGCTCGGCGAGGTCGAACAGGCCGTCGGCAAGGCCCAAGGTGTGGTCAACGACGCCACCGCCAAGATGGCCGAAGCCTACAAGGGGCTGACCACCATCGTCGAGGCGAGCCTCGCGCAGCAGGTGCAAGCGGTGAAGAACCGCTACGACCAGGAGAAGGCGGAACTGGAGCGTACCCAGCAGTCCGAAACCGCCAAGATCACCAAGTCCACGCAGCTGCTTACCGAGGCGCTGACACAGCAGGCGACCCTGCGCCGTCAGGCCACGACCGAGACGCTCGGTCTGATCGATCAGGAAACGCAGGCGCGCAAGCAGGCCGCTGCCCGGCAAGGCCAGACCGAGGAGGAGCGCCGTGCCAACGTGCAGCGTGTCGAGAACGACATTCTCGCCACCAAGCGCCAGACCCTGGGGCAGGCGCTCACGGAGTACCGCCAGCACATCGACGCTCTCAATGCTGAAGCCAACCGGCATCTGGCGGAAGTGCAGCGCATCGAGGAAGCCAAGCGCCAGTTGTCTATGTCCACGGAGGAGCGCATCCGCGACATCCGCCGTCAGGGTATGACGGAGTACGAGGCCACCGAGGATCGCAAGCGCCAGATCGCCGAGATGCAGGAACAGGCACGTCGCGCGCTGGCCAACGGCGAGTTGGAGCTTGCTCGCCAGCTCGCGCAGAAGGCGATGGACATGGCCGCGCAGGTGGCTACCAGCCAGACCAACGAGGCCAAGCGTGGCGAGGAAGCGCGCAAACAGTCCGAGCAAGCGGTGTCTCAGGTCACGCAGCTGGAAGCACAGTCGCGCGAGGCATACCGCAGGCAGGAGTACCAGCAGGCCACCGATTTGATGCGGCAAGCCGATCAGTTGCGCGCGGAATTGGCGCAGAAGGCCAAGGATGCCGACGTGCAGGCCGCGCAGGGCAAACAGGGCGTGCGCGATGCCATCGACCGTATTCGCCAGTCCGAGGAGATTCTCAACCAGACGCTGGATGCCGAAGCGAAGGCGCACCAGACGGCGGCACGCTCGGCAATCACGGCGCGCGATGAGATTCAGCGGACGCTGACCGAGACCACGCGCCAGATCGACGACATCACGGCCAAGCTCAAGGACGGGCTGAAGGTCACGCTCGACGCCGACACCACGCGCTTCGACAAGGCCATCGCTGATCTGGACAAGGCGCTGGCCGAAAAGGAATACCTGCTCCAGATCCAGGCTGATCTGCAGGAAGCGGAGAAGAAGCTCAAGGAATACGAGCAGTTGCTCAAGGAAGGCAAGACGCTGCCGGTCGATGCTGATGTGTCCAAGGCCAAGGAGGCACTGGATAAGCTCAAGACCTACGCCGACCAAAACGCGCAGTTCGAGCTGAAGGTGGCGACCGAGAAGGCGCAGGCAGCTATCACCAATGTCGAGGGGATGATCAAGGCGCTGGATCGCATCCAGACCGAGTCGCAGCATCAGGTGGCCAGCAACGTCGGTGCGGTACGCGCGGAAATCGACAGCCTCAACGGGCGTAACACTTCCAGCACCCACACCATCTACGTGACCAAGGTGGAAACCAATGCCACTGGCGGTCTGGTGGGTGGCGTGCGGCGGTTTGCCGACGGCGGTGCGGTGGCTCCGGCCTTTCCCCGGATGAGCGGTGGCTCGGTGCCCGGCTCCGGCCACCACGACACCGTGCCGCGCACCCTGGATGCCGGGGCCTTCGTGATCCGCAAGGCGGCGGTGCAGAAGTACGGCAGCGGCGCGCTCTCGCGTCTGGTCAATGGCGTCGCCCACTTCGCGGTCGGCGGGCGCGTTGCCTCGTTTGGCGGTACCGGCTCCACAGGCTCCGATCCCAACGACAAGCCGAGCAGGCCCAAGAAGAACCGCGAAGCGTTCGAGGCGCTCAAGATGATCGACCTCGGCCTGCAGGGGATGAACGAGTACACGAGCTGGCTGCAGTGGAACTACGGCGCATCGGTCAGTCTGGATATGCGCAGCAAGACGATGGACAACTACGGCAAGCAGGCGCAGCAGGATCGCCGCACGCTGGAAGACTTTATCGGCCGCAAGACGCTGACCGGCAACGAGCGCCAGAACCTCGAACGCATCAAGCAGACGTGGCGGCAGGCGATGGCCCAGCCGCTGCTCTGGGGTAAAGACCTGGAGCGCGAGCTGATCGACTACATGGAGCAAAACCAGGGCGAGTTTTACCGGCGCGGTGGCTTGGCGAAATCCGACACCGTCCCGGCGATGCTCACCCCGGGCGAGTTCGTCGTGAACCGGCAGGCAGTCGCCCGCTACGGCGCTGGCTTCTTCGAAGCCATCAACAACCTGAGCGCTCCGGCGCAGGCACTGGCCGGGCGTGCGCTGGCGGGCATTCAGGGCTTTGCCTCGGGTGGTCTGGTGCAGCCCGCAAGCCGCAGCCTGCCACGTCCCTCGTTGCCCGAAGGTACGCCCACCCGCACCGTGCGCGTGGAACTGTCCTCGGGACAACAGAAGGTCAACGCCACCGTCGATGCGCGCGACGAAGCGCGACTGCTGCAACTGCTGGACGCCGCCCGCGCCCGCACGGCTTGACCGTGCGCTCCTGTTTCTCTGCCTGAAGGTTTCCCGATGCAACTGAAGAACCTCGACACCGGGGTGGCTCTGCCATTGCCCGACGACTTGCTGTGGAGCGACGAGCACGCGTGGTCGCCTGCGGTCGCCAATGCGTCCTACCTGATCACCGGTGCCTTGCTGATCCAGTCGGCCACCCGGCAGGCAGGTCGGCCGATCACCCTAGTGGGAGCACCCGATATGGCCTGGGTGACGCGTGCCGCCGTCGAGCAGTTGCGCGCGTGGGCGGCGATTCCGGTGGGCGGCAGCACAGGCCGCTTCGAACTCACTTTCGCTGATGGCCGTGTCTTCACGGTCGCCTTCCGCCACGCGGAAACCGCCATCGAGGCCGAACCTGTGCTGGGCATCCCGGCGCGATCCGGCAACGACTTCTACCGCCTGACCCTTCGATTCCTGGAGATTGCCTGATGCCGATTCAATCTGGCGACGTGAAGCTGCTCAAGTCCGCCGTGATGGCGGACGTGCCCGAAGGCGGCGGCGCGCCCACGGGCCTCGTGATTGCCGATGGCGTTTCAAACGCCATCTTCCCCGACATCTCCGAGCTGGATCGCGCCGGAGGCCGTGTCAATCTGCGCAAGAGCTTCGTGCAAGTGGCCACGGATGACACCGACACCTACTTCGGGGCCAACGTCATCGTGGCCGAGCCGCCGCAGGACGAGCGCGTCAGCGTCACGCTGTTTTCCACCCGCAAGACCTTCGACACCCGTGAGCAGGCGCAGACCCGCATCGAGGCCTACCTCAACAAAGGGCCGGAGTGGGCGGGCTACCTGTTCGAGAACCACATTGCGGGCCAGCGGGTGATCCAGCTCTTCCAGCGCCTCAGCGACGCCGTGCCCAACGTCGGCCAGACCCTTGTCCTGATCGAGAACGAAGGACTGCCCACGCAGAAGGAGCAGTACATCCGCGCCACCGCCGTGTCGGTGGTCGAGCGCAGCTTCACTTACAACACCGACCAGGACTACAAGGCGGCGGTCGTCACCGTCGCCATCAGCGACGCGCTGCGCTTTGATTTCACGGGCTCGCCCGCCAGCAGAACCTTCACGCGGGCGACCAACAGCACGAAAACGCGCGACACGGTGGTGGCCGACGCGGGCACCTACGTTGGCGTCGTGCCGCTGACGCAGGCTGCCAATGTGGGCGACTTCACCATCAAGGGCGCGTCCATCTACACGCAGCTCGTGCCCAGCGCTCAGACCGAGACGCCGATCTCCTTCGTGCCACCCTACGCCGCAGCCGGGTTGCCGGTACCGGGCGCGGCACCCGTGAGCTACACGGCCAGCCACGCCTGGAACACCAGCATCAAATTCAACCTGCCGGGTGGCTGCCTGCCGGGGTCGCTGTCCATCGTCACCGATGGCATCACGATCTTCGACGATGCTGGCCTGCTCAAGACCGCCAGCGGCACGCTGGGCACCATCGACTACGCCAACGGTATCCTGAGCCTGAATTCCGGCTCGATGTCCAACAGCAAGGCCATCACCTACACGCCCGCTGCACAACTACAGCGCGCGCCGCAAAGCGCGGAGATCGCGGTCACGCCGGAATCGCGCAGCCAGTCCTACGTCGGCACCGTGAACCCGGTGCCGCAACCCGGCACGCTTGCCATCAGCTACATGGCGCAGGGCCGTTGGTACGTGCTGTCGGATGGCGGCAATGGCTCCCTCAAAGGGCTGGACGCCAGCTACGGCGCGGGCACTTTCAACAAGAACACCGGAGCCTTCGTCGTGACCTTGGGGGCACTGCCCGACGTGGGCTCATCGCTGATCCTGACGTGGAACGTGCCGACCCAGGAAACGCAGCAGCCAACCGCCGCTCTGAAGGCATCGCAGGCCATGCAGCTTGCCCCGCCCGAAGGCAAAAGCGTTCAGCCGGGCACGCTCACCATTACCTGGCCACACGAGAGCGGCACGGGCACGCGCACGGCGTCCGCCACCACGTCTGGCGAGCTCAGTGGTGCTGCCACCGGTAGTCTGAACGTCGCGCAGAACCTCTTGAGCTTCGCGCCGAATGTCCTGCCCCCAGTCGGCGCGCTGCTGACCGTGGACTACGTTGCGGGCCCCAAGCAGGAAGACAGCTTCGCGCACCCCTCGCGCGATGGCCAGGGCAAGGTGCCGGTGACTGCAACCCTGGGCTCCATCGAACCGGGTTCATTGGAGATCGAGTGGAACACCCTGACGGACACCGCCGTGCTCGGGGTCTACACGCTGCAGCAGATTCAGGCGATGGGGCTAGGCCTGTGGAACGGCGTCGATCCCACGCAATACGCCCGCGACGATGGTGCGGGCAATGTGCTGCGCGCAGGCCAAGTCATCGGTAGCGTCAACTACGCCACCGGGGCGGTACAGTTCCAGCCCGACGTCACTGTCAAGATTCCAAGTCCCGTCTACGGGGCGCAGCGCCTTGGCTGGGCGTCGGGCGTGGGCCAGATGTTCCGCCTGAACTACGGCGGCATCAACTACGTGGATGCGCCGTCGCTCTATCCGAACGACGAGTCCGGCTACGTCAAGCTGCGCTACAACAGCGCGGGCTCGACCAGCAACCACAGCGAGACGTTCGCGTTCAGCCCATCGTTCCGGCTGGTGCCCGGCGTCAACGCGCAGGTGGTGACGGGCACGGTGTTGCTGGCCATCGCGGGCAGTCAGCCCTGGGGTGACAACGGTCATGGCACGCTGCGCGAATTCACGCCCAGCGGCTGGGTCACGCGCGGCAGCATCAACTACCTCTCTGGTGCGGTGACGCTCACCTCGTGGTCGGCGGGCGCGACCAACAGCATCACGCGCGCCAGTTGCGTGACCACTGTGGGCGAGAACATCTCCAGCGAGTACGTGTTCCGTACCGGTGCTGCGCCACTGCGCCCAGGATCGCTCTCCATTCAGTTCGCCCGCGCGGTGGGTGGAACCCAGACCGTGACGGCAGGCATCGACGGCACGATCACCGCGTCTGGCGTCATCGGCAGCGTCGATTACGACACCGGTCTCGTGCGGGTGCGATTTGGAACCGTGGTCACGGCGGCGGGCAACGAGAGCGAGCCCTGGTTCGACGCCGAGAACGTGCGCCCAGACGGCAAGATCTTCCGGCCAGAACCGGTCGCGGCCTCCAGCCTGCGTTACAGCGCCGTGGCCTACAGCTATCTGCCCCTGGATGCGGCGTTGCTGGGCATCGACCCGGTACGCCTGCCCAGCGACGGGCGTGTGCCGATCTTCCGTCCAGGAGGCTTCGCCGTCGTCGGCCACACCGGTCGCATCACTGCATCGGTCAGCAACGGCCAGACCATCGATTGCGCGCGGGTGCGTCTGTCGCGCGTGCGTGTGGTCGGACACAACGGCGTGGTGATCCACACAGGCTACGTTACCGATCTGGAAGCAGGCACCGTCACGTTCACCGACGTGACTGGCTACAGCCAGCCAGTGACCATCGAGCACCGCATCGAGGACATGGCCGTGGTGCGCGACGTGCAGATCAACGGCGAGATCAGCTTCACGCGCCCGCTGACGCACGCCTATCCGCTGGCCAGTCCCGGCGATCCGGTCTCTGGCAGTTTTGTCTCCAGTGCGCTGGTGGCCGGTGACCTGTTCGCCCGCGTGAACCTCGTGTTCGACCAGAGCACCTGGAACGGCAGCTGGTCGGATGAACTGATCGGCAGCGCCGCCACCGCCACCTTCAACCACACCCAGTACCCGATCACGGTCACCAATCGTGGGGCGCTCACCGAGCGCTGGGTGGTTCGGATGACCAACAGCACCTCGTTCGAGGTCATCGGCGAGAACGTAGGTGTGATCGCCACCGGAAATACCAGCGCCGACTGCGCCCCCAACAACCCGGCGACCGGCGTGCCGTACTTCCGTCTGCCCGCGCTCGGCTGGGGCAACGGCTGGGCCACCGGCAACGTGCTGCGCTTCAACACCATCGGCAGCCAGTTCCCGGTCTGGGTGGTGCGCACCGTCCAGCAGGGACCGGAGTCCGTGCCCGACGACCACTTCACGTTGCTGATTCGCGGGGATGTCGACACGCCCTGATGGTGTGGGTGCCCCCTGATCTTTGAACCCTTCTCGCAGGAATTCCTATGACCGACCTGACCGTCAAATATTTCAGTAGCGGTATGAACGGCGCGCCCCAGATCGCCAACAACTGGGGCGATCTGGTGACGATGCTCGATGCGTGCCTGATCAATGGCTTCGCCCTGAAGGCCATCGACACGTTGACCTTCGCCGACGGCATCGCCACGGCGACCATTTCCTCGGGCCACGCCTATCGGCCATTTCAGGTGATCGAGATCGCTGGCGCTGAGCAGCCCGAGTACAACGGACAGTTCCGCGTGCTGACGGCGACGATGACCACATTCACCTATGCGGTAACCGGCACGCCCGTCTCGCCCGCCACGACGGCGACGAGTCTCTCGGCCAAGGTTGCCCCGCTGGGGTGGGAGAAGCCGTTCTCGTCGACTCACAAGGCAGCCTACCGCAGCAAGAACCCGCAGTCCCCGCAAAACCTGCTGCTGATCGACAACAGCCTCAAGACGCCCAACTACACGACGGGCTGGGCCAAGTGGGCCAACGTCGGCATCGTCGAAGACCTGTCGGACATCGACACCATCGTCGGCGCGCAGGCTCCCTATGACCCGAACAACCCGACGCAGAACTGGAAACAGGTCACCGCCAGCCAGTGGGGTTGGTACAAGTGGTTCCACGCGCGTGGCCCCCAGTACGAGAGCAATGGTGACAGCGGCGGCGGTGGGCGCAACTGGGTGCTGATCGGTGACGACCGCCTGTTCTTCCTCTTCTGTACCAACGCGGCGGGCTACGGCTGGTATGGCCGCAACAGCTACTGCTTCGGCGACCTCATCAGCTTCAAGCCGGGTGACAACTACGCCACGGTGCTGGCTGCCGATGACAACTACTCGGGGATGAGCAACTACTGGAGCTATCCCGGCCAGTTCAGCGGCTACGGGTTGGTCTCGTCCCTGGACTTCACGGGCAAGGTGCTGCTGCGCAACCACACCCAACTCGGCAACCCGGTGCGGTTTGGGCTCACGTCCCTGAACACGAACAACGGCCAGCAGATCTGCGGCCGGGGCCCGACGCCGTTCCCGAATGGAGCCGACTACAGCTTGTGGCTGCTGCCCACCTACGTGCGGCAAGAGGATGGCCACATGCGCGGCATCCTTCCTGGAATGCTGTGGATGCCCCAGGATCGTCCGTACAGCGACCAGACCATCGTCGACAACGTCGTCGGCCAGGAGGGCAGAAGGTTCCTGTTGGTCAGGACGCAGTACAGCTCGGAAACCGAAGGCGCGCAGATCGCGTTCGACATCACCGGGCCGTGGAGGTAAGCCATGAGCTACCCGCTGAGTGAGTCCTTCGCCACTGCGCCTGCCGCCGGCTACACCGCAGTCCTGGGCGGAATGTCCGCGACGCACAACAGTGCGCAGCAATCCATCGACATCTCGGCTCCCAACAGCCAGTCCATCCTGCGCTTCAATGAAACCGCCCACGGCGATTTCTGGTTCGAAGCCGATATCGAGTTGCTGACTGACGCAAGCGCCCGTAAGCACATCGGCCTGTGGATGACGACCGGCAATGGTTCCGAGGGCTACCGGTTTGCCCATCTTGATGGCGGTTGGAGCGTTTCCCGCTGGAACAGTGGTTTCGGTGACGGGGCTGGGGTGACGGGTGGCGTCAATGATGGGGCGAGGCCCATTGCTGGGTTGGCCGACGTGGCGCCGACGTTCAATGTCGGCCAGCGGTCGACCCTGCGCTGCGAGGTCATCGTCGGTGCCTTGGATACCAACGGCGTGCCCTGGACGCGGTTGATCCAGTTCAAAGCGGATGGCGTGCTGATGTTCCAGGTTGGCGATGCCGCCTACCGGGGCAAGCTGATTCCAGGCGTCTTTTTGTACGGAGCCACGGCACGCGTCCACGCTGTCGCAGGCGACACCCCGTCTGGTTTGCCCGCTTTTCCGACGACGGTGGGCGTGAACGCCGACGACGATCTGCTGCCGCTGGCCGGGGGCTCGACCTCGGTGCCGCCCAACCCCGCCGCCAACATCGGCGTCAATGCCCAACTCGACTTGTCGCGTCTCAACAGCCCGTCGAGCAATCAGTGGAACCGAGGTGGTGGCTACGACTGGCAGTTCCATCCGATTCAGAACGGTCGCAAGAACATCCACTTCAGCGGCCACGGATTCATCGTCGGAACGGTCAAGGAGAAGGGACAACCCGACCAACCGCTGGTGCGGCGGGTGCAGCTCATCAGCGAGAACACCCGCGTCCTGGTCGCCGAGACCTGGTCAGACACGGGAGGCAACTACCGATTCGAACTGCTGGACCCGGCGCAGCGATACACCGTGGTCAGCTACGACCACAAGCAGATGTACCGCGCCGTGATCGCGGACAACCTACGCCCGGAGATGATGCCGTGACCGTTGCCATCACTGTCGAACACAACGAGGCGCGGCTGGCAGGCACCTTGGCCTTCCTCGACGCAGGCACCAATCCGGCGCGCCTGCGCATTTACGGCGGTACGCGTCCAGCCACCCCGGCGACGACGCCCGCGAGCGCGATGCTGGTCGAGATCAGGCTCACCAAGCCCGCAGGCACGATTGCGGGGGGACTCCTCACCCTGACGCAACAGGAGGACGGATTGATCACCAGCACCGGCGTCGCCACGTGGGCGCGGCTGGTCAACGGCAACGAAGTCACGGCTTTGGATCTGGATTGCAGCGGTACTGACGGCGATGGCGATGTGAAACTGGCCAGCACCAACCTCTATCTGGGCGGTGACGCCCGGATGGTGTCGGCCATCCTGGGGTAAGCCGTGCCTGCCGTGTCTAACGAGGTGACCCTGGTCGCCACGTTGCCCGCGCCCGCCGTCACCGTAGTCGTCGGTCCGCCCCTGGTCGATCTGCTCTTCGATCAACCCGCCGCCACCGACGCCAATTTGGTGTTCGGGGCCAACTACATCGCGCCGCGCGACGATGTCACGGTGCAGGCCACACTGCCGCTGCCGGTCGTCACGATCAAGTTCATCCCACCGGCACGGGCCGAGTTGTTGGCCCAACTGCCGGGCCTGACGGTGCAGTCACTGGTCTTGCGCCCGAGCGTGCCCTTGAATGTGGGGGCTGGTGCTGGCGCAAGCCTGCCCGGCGTCGTGTTCACCGGAGAGGTCAGGTACGCGTCGCACACGCAGCGTCCCACGGTGGGTCGGACTTCGCACCTCTGGCAGGTGGCGAAGCAGACGGAGGACGGCGCGAAGCAGGGCCAGCAGGATGCGGCTGCAACGCCCGCAGGCTGGAAGACGTTCTGGCGGCGCACGATTGCCACGCCGCAAGGCGTCGACCATCGGTTACCCCCGGTCTTGGCCTCGCTGCCTGCGCAGCATCGAACGGGCCAGCAACAGGCTCGGCCCTTCCACGACTTGACGTGGTTCGCGCATCAGGATGGCACGTATCTCGAATTGGCTCGACTGAGCTTGTTTCAGAACGCGTCCCGCCTGCGCGATGCGACGGGGTTTCGTCATCAAGACGGCGACCGCACCAAGCGCGCGGGACGGGTGAGCCCTTGGCAAACCGCGCGGCAGCTCACCCAGCGCCAAGGGAGTGATTTTAAGAGCGCGAGTCCATCAGCGAGGGGATGGCGTGGCCGGTATCAGGATGCCGTGCCGTCACCACCTGGGATCAGCATCTGGGTGATCCCAGAGCCGCCCGCGCCACAACCTTGCTACACGCCGAGTACCCACCTGCTGTTCGCGGCATTGGCCCCTGCGGACAGCCACTTGCTGTTCGTTTGTGAAAACCACATCGACCCGCCACCTCCCGATGGGGAGCCGGTGGTCGTTCCCGTTCGGAGGGTGTATTTCGTGATCAACAACGTGACCCTGCACCGGCTGCCCGATGGCCTGCCGGTGCCAGTGTTCAGCCTTTCACTGGCGCTCGATGCCGCCTCCTGGACGTGGGGCTTCGAAGCGCTGCTCCCCGCCGCCGCTACAAGCCTCGTCGCCCCCGGCAGCAACGGCGGCCCGGTCGAACTGGTGGCCAGCGTCAACGGCACGCCGTTCCGCGTGCTGGCTGAGAGCATCAGCCGCGAACGCGTGTTCGGCGACGCGAGCATCCGCATCTCCGGAAGAGGGCGCAACGCCGTGCTGGCCGCGCCCTATGCCCCGGTGATGAACTTCCAGCAACCGCAGGCGCGCACGGCGCGGCAGTTGATGGACGACGTACTCACGCTCAACGGCATCCCGCTGGGCTGGAGCATCGATTGGGGCCTGACCGACTGGAACGTCCCGACCGGGGTATTCACCCAGCAGGGTACGTGGATGGAAGCCTTGGTTGCCGTTGCCAGTGCGGCCGGGGGTTACCTGATCCCGCACCCGTTCGACCAGAGCATCCGCGTGCGCCACCGGTATCCGGTCGCACCGTGGGAGTGGAACACCGTCACGCCAGACTTCGTGCTGCCCGTCGATGCGGTGGCCCGCGAGTCGCTGCGCTGGGTAGAGAAGCCCGCCTACAACCGCGTGTTCGTGTCCGGCCAGGATGTCGGTGTGCTTGGGCAGGTGAGCCGGGCTGGGACTGCCGGGGATGTGCTGGCCCCGATGGTGGTCGATGCGCTGATCACCGAAGCCGCTGCGGCGCGCCAGCGGGGCACCTCGGTTCTGGCTGATACCGGGCAACAGATCGAGGTGACCCTGCGCCTGCCGGTGCTGGCCGAGACGGGAATCATCGAGCCGGGTGCGTTCGTCGAGTACCAGGACGGCAGCGTGACGAGGCTGGGCATCGTGCGCTCGACGCAAGTCGAGGCAGGAATGCCGGAGGTCTGGCAGACCTTGGGGGTGCAGAGCCATGCATAACCTCTACGAGCAGTTCCGCCAACTCATCCCTGATCCGCCATTGCAGGCGGGTACGGTAGTGGGCGTCGGCTCCGGCGTCGTGACCGTCGCCTTGCCCGGCGGCGGCCTGATCCGCGCACGCGGCAGCGCTGCCATCGGCCAAAAGGTGTTCGTGCGTGATGACGTCATCGAAGGCGGCGCACCCAACCTGATGCTGGAAATCATCGAAATCTGAAACCCATCTTCCTGATCACCCCTGAACCCGCCTTGGTGCCACGTGCATCAGGCGGGTTTCGCATTTCTGGAGACCTGCAATGACCGAACCCGAACAACAACCAGCCGCCCTTGTGGAAAACATGCTCCTGCTGCGCCGCGAGGACTTCGACGAACTGCTCGACCGTGCCGCCGAACGCGGAGCCGAGCGTTGCCTTGCCCATCTCGGGCTGGAGAACGGCAGCGCCGCGAAGGACATCCGCGAACTGCGCGATCTGCTGGAAGCGTGGCGAGATGCCCGCCGAACGGCGTGGCAGACCACCATCAAGGTCGTGACCACCGGCATCCTGGCCGCGCTGCTGGTGGGGGCCGCCATCAAGTTGAAGCTGATGGGAGGCGTGCAATGACTGCCAAGCCGAAGATCTGCCTTCTGGACGACTGGCGGCGCGTGTTGCGACGGGCCTGGAGCGTCCGCTTCTCGCTGCTGGCCGCTGCCTTCACGGCGGCGGAAGTCGTGGTGCCGCTGTTCGGGGACGTACTACCGCGCGGCGAGTTCGTGCTGCTGGCCTTTGCCGCCAGCATCGGCGCAACCGTAGCTCGCATCGTGGCTCAGCCGGAGATGCACCGATGACCCGGCCACCATCACCAGCGATGCGCAGGACGGTGGCCGGACTGACGCTGTCCGCTGCCGCCCTGGTTGGCATCGTGCTGCACGAGGGCTACACCGATCGTGCAGTGATCCCCGTCAAGGGCGATGTACCGACCATTGGTTTCGGCACCACCACCGGGGTGAAGCTGGGCGACACCACCACGCCGCCAAAGGCGCTGGCTCGGGCACTTACCGACGTGCAGCAATTCGAGGGGGCGCTCAAGCAATGCGTGACCGTGCCCCTGGCCCAGCACGAGTACGACGCGCTGGTGAGCTTTTCCTACAACGTCGGCAGCCGCGCGTTCTGCCAATCCACGCTGGTCAGGAAACTCAACGCCGAGGACTACGCGGGAGCCTGTACCGAGCTGCTGCGCTGGCGCTTCTTTCAGGGAAAAGACTGCGCGCTGCCCACCAACGCGCGGCTGTGCGGCGGGCTGGCTACACGGCGAGAAGCTGAATACCGGCAGTGCATCGGGGAGGCGTCGTGAGCGTGATTCCGTGGCCGTACCGGCTGCTGGCACTCACGGCGATCGGCATCGCCCTGGTTGGCTTTGGCTGGATCAAGGGGGCGAGCCACGTTCAAGCGCGATGGGATGCCGCCATCCAGCAACAAGCCCTACAGACCGCAGCTATCCGCGAGCGGCAGGCGCAAGCCACCGTCAAGGTCGTGACCCAGTACGTCGACCGCGTCCGCGTCGTTCGCGAGAAGGGCGAAACCATCATCAAGGAGGTTCCCGTCTATGTGCCCGTTCAAGCCGATGCTGCTTGCACTATCAACCGTGGCTTTGTGCGCCTGCACGACGCTGCCGCCGCCGGTGAGCTGCCCGAGCCCGCCAGAGATGCTGATGCGGCCGCCGCAGGCATTGCGCTCTCTGCCGTCGCCGGAACCCTTGCCGCCAACTACCAGACCTGCCACGAGAATGCCGAGCAACTGAGGGCGCTGCAGGCGTGGGTCATGACAATGACCGCGAACATCAAATAAGAAGGAGCGATTGCTTTCCACTGGCCTTACTGAGGACAAAAACTGCTGACGACTTCGCATTCAACCTCGGCGTGAGGCTGATCTGGACCAGACACCGACTTGGTTGATCAATCTCAACTAACCCGTCGCAGAGACAGAACTGCCACGCGGGGTCAGTGACGGCCGGGGACAAACCGCTGTGACCTTCAGCGAGACCCGTAGCTCATGAATTTTTCCACCCCGATAGTGCCTACCACTATTCGCGTCGAACATCAACTGATATGCTGGTGGCTTCTGCTTGTATTCGGTTTGTACATGAGTGGCACCTGGTGGGTCTGCCTGCATCTAAGAACCGTTTTGGCGTTAATCAATCGAATTTTCAGACAAAACTCAATGAGCTACGGAACGGGACGTATTGGCGAAGTCATCGCTTATTTGAAGAAGAAGCATGGCGCAGATATAAAACAGATTTCAGCAGCCAATAAGCTGCATGCGCTCTGCGAATCACTTCAAATGAAACAAAATACATTTGATCGGATGATCAGTGAAAATTCACCCGTCTTTCGCACTGTTAAGGGTCATGCCTTTGAGAGTTTTTTCGATTCTCTACTTGATGCTAATGGAATAAAGGTAACCGAGGTTGGTGGGGACGATGCGGTCGACCGTATTGTCAATTCGAAATCACTACAGCTCAAAACCTGTACAGAGGCTGGGACCAAAGGCACAATCGTTCAGTATAAGACGCACAAGACTCACGGGGCAAAATCTGAGCAGGAGTCAATGGACTACTACCATAGGGCCGATCACTTCGCAGAGTATTTGATCGGACTGGTTTCATATGACCCCCTCAACGTAGTCGTTATTGAAAACAGAGAACTCCCTAGGCACCCTCTATCCAAGGAGCATATACTTTCGCCGTTCTCCATTGATTGGAGTCGTCACCCAAGCTTGAATGCATTTTCACGCATTGGGGTGACCTTGAAAAATGTTGGTGCAACAAAGCCGGTTCCTGGTCAAGAAGTGTTGCCTCTTACTTCAAAGAAGCTAGGCATTTCTTCTGATGTCATCCTCAACACCATTCTGAATGATGCCAATTTTCGGATTTGGGATATGTCAATTAGAGGATTTTCTCGTGAAGTAGTATTTCAAGAGATGGTTGCGGCAAATGGAATCAAAATGTATAAACCCTCGGATTTGCGTTCGAGTCGCGCAGACAAGGCTGATCACGCCGTAAAAATAGCCGGATCCAATAAGTTCATTCAGATGAAAGGAATTTCAACCAATAACTGTGAGCTTAACAAAAGAGATCCAGTAATTGCGACGGAAACCCAGCTAACAAGGGGGCGCGTCAACGACCACCCAACACAAAGCCGTCTCTACCTGAGGTCTGACTTTGACTATTTGGTTCTCGGCATGGATCCTCCCGTCGTAGATATGTGCCGTAAAGCATCAGGAACTGGGGCGGGGCTTGAGTGGGAGTTTTATCTAATTCCTACGCAAAATCTTGAGGGGCATCACGAAATGCCCCACAGGCTAAAGTCTCTCCAGAAGTTTTCATACTCTTCTATTCAAAAATACAAAATTACGGACTGGACGAGGTCGCTAACCTGATGAGCTAGAGCAAGTCAAGCTGTTCTAAGTGCTCAACGCGGTAGTTTGTAATGAATAGCTCTTTCCCCACCTTTCTGGGGCCAGAGCTATTTGCCGTGTTGTAGAACCAAGTTTGCTCATAAATGTGTGCCCACGAATAGAGCTCTCTAATCTGAGGGCAATCATCATAAGACAGCAAAAATGCGTGATCCAAAGAGCGCAGCATTTCTTCAAGACGCAAATGATCTTGAAGTTTGAAGGACTTAGTGTAGGCGCGTTTTTGATCCGCCAAAAAATAAGGCGGATCCAGGTACATCAGAACCCGTTTACCTTGAGCTGGTGCGGTTAGCACTTCGGAAAAGTCTAAATTCGATAGATGTACTTCGCTAAGTTTTTTGTTCGCGCCACGAATGAATCTATGCCAGTTCTCCGGTGGGGAACTTGCTCCCAACGCATATCCCCACGCGGGCTTGTGAATTATTCCGGAGTAAGAGGTTCTATTTAAATAGTACGTCTTGAAGGCGACGTCATCCTCATTTAATGGTGAGTATGTTTTGATCTCAGCATGCCTTTCTTTGCTCGCTATTTCACCTGACACTCGAGTTATCAGCAGTTCGCTTCTTTCTTTCGACTGCATTGCCCTGTAGGTTTCGATCACATCACCTTCAAGATCGTTAAGCCAGTTAAAGCGAGCTTTGGGCTTGCCAAAAAATACGCTCCCACCGCCAACAAATGGCTCTCGGTACTCATCGTGCGGGTAGGCGTTCAAAAAAGGGATGATGTACTTTAGGGCGTAGAATTTTCCGCCCGGATATCTGAATGGAGACTGCGTATGGTCTGCACCTTTTTGGTATACGCTGCTGGCTTTGTATACCCCATCAAAAATTCTAGGTTTAGATGTGCTCAAGACCTGGCACCTCATAATTTGTGATCACTAGTTCAAATCCCTGTTTTCTTGCGCCATTTTGAGTGGCCGAATTTTCAACTCGATAGAAGAATTTCAAGGGGTATATATATGCCCAATCATATATTCTCCTAATCTCCTCGGCGTCATCGTATGTTAAGAAGAATTTGTGCTTCGTGGATCTCAATGCGCTTGCAAGACGGACATGGTCCTCATGATCCAGTCCATGCCGATAGTGTTTTCTTTTTGGGGGAAGAAAATATGGGGGATCCACATACATCAGCACTTGGGCTTTCGACCCCTCTTCAATAACCTCCTGAAAATCCAGAGAGGAGAGATTAACTCCCTCCAATTTTTCGCCGCATGGAATGATTCGCTCATGCCATCGCTCCGGCGGCAGGCTGCGTTTTGGCCTATACCCCCAGGCCGGAGATATTAATTTTCCACTGAATGAGGTTCTATTTAGATAGAAGTACTTGAACGCAATATCTAAATCGGACTGCGGAGCAAACTCCAAAACCTCTCGCCATCGATCCGGGTTGGCCACTTCATTCTCAAATCTTTGAATAAGTGCGGCTCGATCATGAGCATTGGCTACGCACCTATAAGTGGTGATCAACTCAGAGTCAATGTCATTCAGCCAAGTGTATTGAGCTGGAGATTTGTTAAAGAAAACTGTGGCCCCTCCGGCAAAAGGCTCTCTGTATTCTGAGTGCGGAACTGCTTCCCAAAAGGGCTGCAAAATATCCATTGCGTAATGCTTCCCGCCCGGGTATCGAAACAAAAGGGGGGCTCGCTTTGCTGCCATTTTTATTCCTTGTTGCTGATGCTTTTGTTTTCGTCTGTAGAGTCATCTATTGGCAGTGGCATTTGCCCGGCATGTGCGATGAAGCCCTCGGCTTGGGAGACAAACCATTCTTTCAAGGTCAACCCTTTTGCCGTCAAATTCGAGTACAAGCCGCGCTTAAGATCTGGATCAATCTCAATCACAATTCGCCCGCTGGAACCTATGCTCATGCCCGCCACCTCGTGACAATGTGATGTAATGTATGTAATATAACATCCTTCTCCCTCAGCAGCCAAGCCCGGATCGCGGGTCGGGAGACGTTTCTGGCAAGGATTAATCATGGCCCGCTATTCAGAGCAAGACACGAGCAAGATCTACCAGGCTGCTGATGCCTTCCGGGTCGACTGCCTCCTACGTGACGGATCACTGCTGTTCGCCGACGCGTCTGTCTGGCGTCCTGATTTACTGGATCGCATTCACAAAGCCTTCGTCGCCACCCCGGACGAAGGCGACCGGACGTTCATCGACAAGTTCAAAGACCAAGTCGGAAAGGCCGGACAGGACGTATCACGTCTTGCGGCAGAGATCTTGAGCGTGTACTTCCTGTTCCCATCCAGTGTCGGTGGCGTGCGCAAGCGGCAGGTCGTGAACGAGGTTCTCAGCTGGGGCGGCGACACCCTGCCGGAGTCCCACCTTGTATCCGCCGCTTTCTCTAACGGGATCGGCAGTGGCGGTCAGGGCTACAACACCCGCCGCCCTTTCGAGATCGCCTTTCTGATCGAACTCGCCATCGCATGGAAGAAGTTGCCAAACGATCGGCAGGTAGAGGTGGCGGCCGATCCGTGGCTCTTTCAAGAGGTCGTGGACAGCATTGAGGATGCAGAGTCGAAGCAGCTCCGGCACATGCTTCTTCATCTCCTGTTCCCCGAGCACTTCGAGCGCATAGCAAGTGGCAATCACAAGCGCAGAGTCATCAAGGCTTTCTCGGGACTGGTCACTGCCGAATCAGAGGATGATGACCGGGCGATCTTGGCCATTCGCCAGGAGCTAGAAAAGCTGCTTCCCAACCAGGAGCTGGACTTTTACTGGTCGCCGCTTGTCGAGGCTTGGTACGACGACAGCGAGGGCGCATCTGAAGGCGCGCCGCTGGAGATCATCCAGCACAAGAAGCAGATCGTCCTCTATGGACCGCCGGGTACTGGAAAGACTTTCCGCGCCAAGAAGCTGGCTGAGCGTGTCATCCGATCTGCGGCACTGAGCCAAATGGGCCCGGCTCGCTACTTCCAGTCGCAATCTGCTATCGAATCCGCGATCCGCGACAACGTGCATCGACTGCAGCTGCACCCGGCCTACAGCTACGAGGACTTCATTCGCGCACTCCACATTTCGAATGGCGGTGGCACGGAATATCGATCTGGCTACCTTCCAAAGCTGATTGAGGACATCGAGCAGAAGCCACGCGCTGAACGTCTGCCGCACATCCTGATCCTGGATGAAATGAATCGGACGGACCTGAGTCGGATGCTCGGCGAGTGCTTTTCCTTGCTTGAGGATCGCAATCAGACGATTGAGCTTCCGGCACGCAATGGAGACGGGGCGGCAATGAAGCTGCGCATCCCCGACGATCTGTACGTGATCGGCACCATGAACCTGATCGACCAGTCCATCGAGCAGATCGACTTCGCGCTGCGCCGACGTTTCTTGTGGCTACTTTGCCCGTTTGACGCCGAGGCTCTAGTGGGGGCCGCGGAATCCAAGTGGCAGGATCTGAAATCGGGCCTGGAGTGGGGTCGCATCGAACCGGATTTCCGCAAATTGGCTGCAGCAGCGGCGGCGTTGAACAGGCAGATCCACGACAGCCCGCTGCTTGGCTCACAGTACGAGATCGGGCACACCTACCTGCTAGATGTGGTCGTGTTTCTGCGCAATTTCCTCGGTGCTCGACCTACACGCAAGCAGAACTACCTTTGGAACAAGAGGGGTGAAGCGCTGGAGCCCGTCGTGCAGGTGTGGAATCTGTCCCTTCGCCCGTTGCTCGAGCAGTATCTCGCTGGACTGGACGCGACCGCGCGCAACACTGAGCTCGACCGGCTATCCAAGGTTCTGCTCAAGCCGTCGGTGGCCGAGTGAAACTAGTCGCGCGTGACTGCTCACCGCTCGTCCCGCAACCGACAGCGGCAGAGGTTAACTGGCTCCGGAAGCTCGTAACAAATGTCCGAGCATCGGATTTTGTAGTTCCCATCTCGGGCGAGAGGGACGAGGACGAGCCCATCGTCTACTGTGCATGGGACGGCACTTGGTGGGCTGGCCGGTACGTCGGCTCGATTTCCTTCGAGGGGCACAGCCTGACCATTGAGCCACGTTTTGGCCTGAACGTGCTTCGGAATTGGCTTTTTGAAGCAACGTCGGTCGTGCTGACCGACGCGCCCGGAGAACTCCGGGAGGACGAATCGTTCATTGCCCAACTTCTTGCGTCCGTCTGGGCCCATGGCTTCGTCGAGGCGGCTCGGCATGGGCTGCCTGCGCTTCGCCGAGAAGTGGCGACGAAAGGCGCGACGGTTAGGGGGCGGCTTGATGTCCCCGCATCACTGCGCTTGATCGCATCAGGTGGGGGACAGGTAGTGTCTATCCGTTCGGAGCGGTCGTTGGATCACGCAGCATCCGATGCCATCGTCGCCGCCTACGAGGTTCTGCGACGGTGGCTTGGGGTGCCGGACGAAAAATGGCTGCCCACACGTGCGAAGGAACTACTCCCCCATTTGATGGCTGTTACCGGCGCGAGACCACGTGTCCCAACGAAGGCCGAACTGGACCGCATTCGCTACACGCCGATCACAGCAGGGTTTGCGCCTATCGCTGAGTTGTCTAGGCAGATTGCAAACCGAAGGGGGTTGGCTGCTGATATTGATGCCAGTGGCGAAACAAAGGGTGTGCTGCTCGACGTTGCGGAGCTGTGGGAGATGTACGTCCTCAGCATTTTGCGCAAGGCTGCAGCACCACTGACCGTGACTCACGGTACCCGAGATAAGGCTGCGACCAAGAAGATGCTCCACAGCGATGTCACCGGGCAAGGTTTGGGTACGCTTATTCCTGATGCAATTTTGTCTTCAAGCGCAGAGGTCCTGGGCGTTGCAGATGCGAAGTACAAATCGCTGCACCCATCTGCCAGTGCGCCGAACGGACCCCAGCGTGAGGATCTTTATCAAATGGCCGCTTACCTTGGTCGATTCCGCCACTCGACCAGAGACGATGTCTGTGGCTTCTTGGTGTACCCGCACGATCCAAGTAAGCCGACCGAGACAACGGCAGAGTCATCCAGTCCTTGGAGTCTGGATGGGCACAAGAAGATCGTTTTCACTACTTTGCCTCATGAGGCATCCGACGCGGTGATCAAGCTACGCACTACCCTCAGCATGATGGTTTCTGACCGGGGTGCCTGGCTTGTTCGTGCGTAATCGGGAGTAGATGACTTATGCCCAACCTTTTTAATCTTCACCTGAAAGCGGACGTCCTGGAACGGTACCAGCTCCCCGATATTGCTTATCCGATCAGAAAGAGTGACTTGGCGGTCTGTCTAGAGGGATCGGGGTCTTTACCAGTAGCTACGCTGCTTCATGGTTTGCAGCAGCGTAGCCGGGACGGCGCAGCCGAATGGCAGCAGGCCGAACCCGCAATGGATCGGCTTGCCGAGCTATTGGCACCCGACGATGCCCGCGACGTCATCTCCGCTGCCGGCGACCACTGGTGGCTCGAGGTCGGGCCCGTGGACCTTGCCGGCAAACTGGTCACCATCCAACGTGGTGATTTTCTGATCGCTGCCATCACCGCCCGGGACGATGGACGCTTGCGGGTGGCTGTGTTTCGCCCATTGGACGCCAAGAGCGCGGAGTACCTGATCGGGCTGGGGCAAGTGCCTCACCCTGAGCACGGCGTCTGTATGCGCGAGAACAACTGGGAGTACGCGCTCGACTGCTCTGCCGGAAACGGCAACTACTACGCTGCCGACCGGGGCGAAGCCTACCTGTCCTACTGGGAGAAAGGCCTGGGCATCAGTTGGGTCGGTTCCGATGTGCCCGAGTGGCGCAAGCAGCTGGACCTCGTTGCCCGGCCCGCCCCCCGCGTAGTCGCAGAGCTGGGCATCTACTACACCTTGTCCAGCAATGAGGAGGAGGAGCCCGTTGCCGATGCGGGCGCGGCGGAAGAATTCGAGACACCGGCACCACCGGCCTGGCGCGGCAAGCGCCAGCAAAAACGCACGGTCCAGGGGCGATTTCTGGGCTGCCTGCTAGGTGGTGCAGTCGGAGATGCGCTGGGCGCACCGGTCGAGTTCATGAAGCGGGCAGAGATCCTCCGTCGCTTCGGCCCCAAGGGCATCACCCAGTACGCACCGGCTTATGGCGGCATGGGGACGATCACCGACGATACGCAGATGACCTTGTTCACCGCTGAGGGGTTGATCCGAGGCTGGGTGCGCGGCTGTTTCAAAGGCATCACAACCTATTCCGGTGTTACGGCCCACGCCTACTTGCGCTGGCTGCAAACCCAAGGCGAACGTCCGACCTGCGACATCGACTTCGGCACCGATGAGCCTGGCTGGCTGTTTCAGCAGCGCCAGCTGCACAGCCGTCGCGCACCGGGCAACACCTGCCTCGCTGCCCTGCGGGCGATGAATTCCCTCGGGGAGTCGGCCCGCAACGACAGCAAAGGCTGCGGCGGCGTCATGCGGGTTGCGCCGGTCGGTCTGTTCGCCTGGCGCCTGCGTCAGCACGAATCTCCCCAAGACGCCTTCCGGCTGGGTACCGAGTTGGCTGCGCTGACCCATGGCCATCCGACCGGCGCTCTGACCGGTGGTGTGCTGGCAGTGCTAATCCTGGCGCTGACCGATGGCGCTTCGCTGCCCGAGGCGCTGGCCGCCGCCAAAAGCCTCCTGCGAGCCGAGCCCGGCCACGATGAGACGCTGCGGGCAATAGAGATGGCCGAGGAGATGGCCGAGGAGTTGGCCGATTCCGGCCTGCCCCATGAAGAAGCCATTGCCCGGCTGGGCCAGGGTTGGATCGCCGAGGAGGCCCTGGCGATCTCCATCTATTGCGCGCTGGTCGCCCGCAATTTCAAGGATGGGGTGATTCTGGCGGTGAACCACGATGGCGACTCCGACTCGACCGGCGCGATCGTTGGCAACCTGCTGGGCGCAATGCACGGCGTGAAGGCGATCCCTGCCGAGTGGCTGGGGCCCCTGGAGCTGCGCGACGTAATCACCGAATTGGCGGAAGACCTCTACGCGTTCAAGGATTGGGCGATAGGCGAGTACAGCGACAACGAAGAGCTGAACCAGCGGATCTGGCGGAAGTACCCGGGGTTCTGAGGGGGTAGTTGCCCAAATTGCCGAATCCACGCCCTCAAGGCCAAGGCGTTACCATCTGGCTCGGATTGCGGACGCGGGTTCGGTTCCGTGTTCCGCCACCAATTTGATGCTTGCTGGTTGTTGCCAGTTCATGCGGGTTCATGAGGGTTCCTGAGGTCCTCATGAATATCCGTTTTTCCAGGTTTTTAGAGAGTTTCCGTCGCAACCCGATCGAAACTTAAAACCTGGAACAAAAATCCCAATGAAATCAATGGCTTGCTTGTGGACTTCCGTCCGCAATCAGACTTTTTACTTTTTTCATGAACGGCTTGTATCTGGCCTGAATGGTCTGCTGTGCAATCAAGCGGCGATCTCGGAATGAACGATGTGCGCGATCTCGTATTTACGGACATCCTCGAGCCGATAAAGCACTTTGCCGCCGATCTTGAGATAGTCTGGCCCCTTCCGATCGGCTCGCCATCGCTGTAGGCGTGAGGTGGAGCAGTGCCACCGCAGCGCAAGCATCTGCTCGGTGAGAAGCTCGGGCATTGCAGTCGACGATGATAAGTCGGCTGGCGCAATCGCTCGCCCACTTCGCGCCTTTTGTATGCCGAGCAATGCATCTGACGCGGCCAGCTTTCCGCGAAGATGAGCGAGCTGCTTTAGGTCGCCCGGTGTGATTGGCATACTGACGCAAATCGATCCGTTCGGGCCGTCCTTCAATGTGCTGCTTTGCGCTCGGGATTCAATGGATCGGATCACTTGCTCAGTCGCGAGCCTATCGGCCAAGAGTGCCTTTCGGGTTTTCATAAGAACCTCCTTTTAAAGGTTCTATTGCACCCTCTGACAGATCAAGCGTCCCGCCTGCTCCAAATCAGGTGTCTGGCCCAGCAATTGCAAAATCAGTGCATGAATCCCCGTTTTGTTCCTAGTCGCTTCTTGTTGTCACTGATTTGGTGCGCAACTCCTGTTTTCGGTCACGAACTCGCACCAATAGTGGTCACGGGGCATTACGACAACTCGATCGGTACCAGTGATGCTGCCAGCGAAGGTGTGATCGGGCCAGAGTTGCTACGTAATCGAGCGATCTTGCGCCCTGCCGATGTTCTGGAGTACATCCCAGGCATGGTGGTCACCCAGCATTCAGGTGACGGCAAAGCCAATCAATACTTTTTGCGTGGCATGAACCTCGACCACGGCACCGACTTCGCAACGATTGTCAACGGCGTGCCGGTGAATATGCCGACACATGCGCACGGGCATGGCTACAGCGATTTGAATTTTCTGATTCCTGAACTGGTGCAACGGGTTGAGTACCGCAAGGGGCCTTACTTCGCGTCCGAAGGAGATTTTTCATCCGCTGGCTCAGCCAACTTCGTTTATCGAACCAAGTTAGACCGTCCTTTTGCTGATGTGACGATTGGACAGCGTGGATATTTGAGGGGTGTAGCTGGTGTTTCCCGGGAGGTGAGTGAGGGCGTGACCTTGCTGACAGCCGTCGAACGTCTGAATAACAACGGGCCGTGGAGTGTTCCCGAGGGGATTCGTAAAACCAATGCTCAATTCATACTCAGCGGAGGCAGCCCACGCGAGGGCTGGTCAACTAGCCTGTCGGCTTATTCAGCACGCTGGAATTCGACAGATCAGATTCCGCAACGTCTGATTGATGCAGGAAGTTATCAGGGGCAACCGTTCGGTCGATTCGATTCACTGGATCCATCGGATGGCGGAAATACAAACCGCACCAGTTTGTCGGGCAACTGGCATCAATCCACAGATCATGAGCTGACAAAGATCGAGTGGTATGCCATCAAGTATGACCTGAATTTGTTCTCCAACTTCACCTACAGCTTGGACAGAACCAATGACCAGTTCGCCCAGACCGATGACAGATCAGTGTGGGGTGGCAAAGCCTACAGGTCCTGGTTCACCGATTTGAGCGATGGACGGAGCATGCAAAACACCTTAGGGGTGCAGATGCGACAAGACCGAATTCGCGTTGGACTCTATGACACCGTGGCCAGACAAATTCAGTCAACCGTTCGGGATGATGATGTTCACCAGACCCTAGTTGGCATTTATGGCGAAAACGAAATGGGCTGGAGCTCATGGCTACGAACGGTGACAGGCTTGAGGGTTGACCAATTCAGCGCCAAAGTCACCAGCCATTCACAGCCACAGAATTCTGGAAACGCAGCAGCGTCCAAGGTTTCGCCCAAGTTTTCCGTCATCTTCGGACCATGGCAGAAAACAGAGTTTTTCATCAATGCGGGCAATGGTTTTCACAGCAATGACGCACGCGGTACCACTGCCAAGGTGGACCCCAAGACGGGATTGCCGATTGATTCTGTTCCTGGTCTCGTCAGCTCGCGTGGACAAGAGATAGGGGTGAAATCGCAGATCGTTCCCGACCTACAAACGACCTTGGCCATCTGGCGGCTCGATTTCGATTCAGAACTGGTTTATGTTGGAGATGCAGGCAACACCGAAGCGGGACGTCCCAGCCGTCGAACCGGTGTGGAGTGGAGCAACCATTGGACACCGGGTGAGCATTTTTTGATGGATGCTAATTTTGCGTGGACCCAACCAAGGTATTCGAACAATGACCCCGCAGGTAATTACATCGCCAACGCTGTCCAGAAAGTTGCCAATTTCACATTCGCGTTGCGTAATTTGGGGCCGTGGTCTGGCTCGTTGGGCATTCGCTACATCGGAGCGGCTCCTTTGATTGAGGACAATTCCGTTCGATCAAACGCCAGTGTTGCCGCCAATCTCCGTGTGAACCGAAAAGTTTCAAACGATCTGGATGTCGCGCTAGACATCTTGAACCTGACCGATCGCAAGAACAACGACATCAGCTACTACTACACCTCGCGAGTCGCTGGTGAACCGCTTGGGGGTGTAGACGGAGTGCACGTTCATCCGGCAGAGCCCCGGACTATCAGGCTCACAGCAAGAATGAGGTTTTGATTGATGATGAGAAAGATTCGGAAAGCTGCGGAAAGTTGCGAAAGGCGGCTAAACGAGAGTAGGGGCAAGCACCTTTCCGCAACCTTCCGCAGGGCAGTAGCGGGTGTTAGCAGGCTTACACCTGCATGGAATTGAACCCGGGTCCACACCCACCACCAATACCCTGCACAAAGGCCGCTAGGAATGACCACCTAGCGGCCTTTTTCATGCCGGCTTCGCCCATCGAGGTGGTGTTTTGGGGCGCTCAGTCCACCATCCGTTGCGCCACGAACTCGCGCA